GCTTTCGGTATTAGACTAGCAGAACCTTCAGACATCTATTATGAATGCAGACTTTTGATGTATTTATTTAGATGCTTTGAAAGAGCTCTTGAACACAATACCTTGGCATGCTTTAGTCCTGATTCATTGATCTTCAACGCTTATAAACACGTCAAAATATGTTATCATGCATTAAGACCTGATAACTTAGGCGATTATGAGAACGATGAAGATTTTCTAGTCTGGTTGAAACATCTCTCTGGTTGTAAACGTTCGATGTATAGAAAGTACAGAGAACAGTTTAAAACCATGGAACTATTACTCTCCTCAAAAGCCGTTACCAGAGTTACTACTTCATTGAAAAATGATGAAACTTTGTTAAAACGTCTCTTTGTGCCTAGACCCGTACATCGTGTTGATCCTCAATTCGCAAGTTTTGTCGGCATTTATATTTATGAAGCCGGCTCACTTATGAAAGAGGTTTTTACGTTTTATCCTGTTATGACGGATCACTGGTTAGTTACTCTAACTTTTGGTTCTTCTTATAATAGTTTAGAACTTAGTCATTGGTTTAATGAAGCCAAATCAATACATGCTATGTTTGATCGTAGACCTGAATTTCTTTTAAAGAATATTTTAGGCATGGCACATATTATAGTTGCTGGTGATGATATATTAATTGTGGTCACACAATTAACTGATTCAAAAGTCACTATAATTGAAGCCGACGTTTCATCATGTGACCATTCTACTAGACAATCGTTACTCGAGTACGAATGGGCAATGTTAAGAATGTTTGGGGTTCCTACTAAAATAATTAACTTATTAAGAGTTAATTCAGGAGCTCGGTTAAAAGTTTACAACCCTAATGATCATAGAGAAGCTGTAAACATTGAGAGAGGATATGAGAGAAACACTGGAGGAGTTGACACTACTATTGGTAATTCATTAATAGTAGGCTCAACTTGGATGGTCACTTTGCTCAATACCTTGGATGGGTATGATCTACAAAGTGATCAAGATTATCAAGATTATATCTTGAAACATTTCGGGTTTGAAATGAAAATAAAACGCTCTTTCTTAGGAAATGATTGTTATTTATCTCAAACTGGCACATTTCTCAAAGGAATGTGGTACCATGGGGTTCATTCTGGTTGTAGAGAAGATTATTGGTGGGGACCATTACCTAGCCGACTTATAAAGTTGAGCAAAGTTATGACCCGACCTCTTTGTATTTGCCGTCAAAATGCAAAGTTGTCATTTCCT